TGGGAATAGAAGGAGTCACAAAGAGGATAATAATAATAAAATCCTGCTTCACACTCCATGTACTAAAAATTTGAAGATCAACACAGAGTGTGGACATTTTTATATAGCGTCTTCTCGCATTTATTACAGAACAGCTCGGGGTGGAGGAGCCAAAAATCCTGCAAACATGAAATCTTCACCTGTTGCAGTTTCTTCAAAGGACATGAGTTGAATGGGAGATCCATCGTGCAAATAATCATACGTGACATAATAGTTACGAAGAAAAGATTGAATTTGCGTAGAAGGAACATCATTAAAAAACATTGAAGAAAATACAAACAAGTTGTTTGAATAAAATGGAATCTCAAATTCCACTCCAGCGTTCGTGCTTGGCACAAAAGCTGTTGAACCATCCATAATGGGATACATCCCAGTTGGTGCAGATGAATCTAATCCAACAACTGTAGGAACAGCTGTAGTACTTGAATCACGTGCAAGGTTCACTTTGATATGACCTGTAAGAGGTTGATCACCTCCTTTAATTATCATACGATATCTCTTTCTCAACGATCCACGCTGGCCAATAAAGGCTAAACGTAGATAATTGTAAAGAGAGACATACGTAGATGCAGTGTTCAACACCGGTTCAGGAGGTAATATAGAACCAGTATATCGAATACCCCAATAACAACCACTGGGCTCCAGCCCTTGGATGTCAGAAGCGAAAAATCGCTTTAAAAGAGTTCTAAATGAAATTGGCATTTCACCAAAGAAATCTTCTGACAAATGGCTAGATTTTGCACCAGTAGGATTCAGGGTAAAACAAGTCTTATCTAATGGAGTGTCATTGATAGTTCCAGATTCAGAAACCATACCGTCAACTGTAAGAAGTTTGGGCAATGATTCTTCGGTAAACCTGTTGAAAACAATATCATCTGATGAAACATAAACGTTCACAGCAACAGATGAGTCATCGGGCGATTGCAATTTGTTGATTGGAACAATACAAATATAACCGTTGCAATAATCAGCAACGCTAGGACCAGAAGTAGTAGGGTCCAAAAATGTATCGCCAATAACAGGAGGTGCTACTTGTGCCCAAGCTCTAGGATAAGCCCAATCAACACAGATATCAAATGTGTCAGTTTCCTGAATATCGACAATCTTAACGTACTGTTTGTTCAAATCCAATGCTGAGTTAATAAGTGTTCGTTGATTACAATTAGGCTCATAGATAATTGCTATCTTTCCCCTATGAAATTGGGATTTGACAACATCAAAAGTATATTTGATGGTGCCTCTCCAGTATTTAAAGGGAATAGCAGCAAAACTCAAAGCCGTATCTTGCGTCGATGATGTTGCGAGCAATGGGGAATTGGCAGTTGGAGAAACAAATGCTTGGAAAATAGGTGACGAGAGCGGAACATCAGTAGGATCCCACGAAAATGTATAAAACAAAGACTGGTGAGAAGCAATATTAGATATAAGCAATTCATCTTCCATAATACCAAGAAACCGAGGATCAACAGTAAGTTCTTGCTTTGGATCTAGAGTCATACGGTGACCCGTGTCAGATCCAATAGTCAAACATGCATTTTGCAAAGGTTCATTTTGCATGCGTGTGGGAGTAGTTGTCAAGACTGGCATAGACCAGCCCATCAAGGCAGAAAATCTCTCAATTCCTGAAGCAACCATAGTGCTTGGGATAGCCCAAGGTCGCATAAATGGAACATTCTCAAGAGACTTTGAAACCTGTCTAACTCGTGATGCTACCCATTGTATGGGACCAGTCTTTCTTTCATCACCACTTTCTGAAATCATTCCAGACTCAGTAGTAATCTGAAGAACTGTACCAGTAGGGCAGCCAAGTTTAACATTTTCTAACCATGCATAAACATAAATTGAAACTGAAGTGGGAGTGCCATCAGATATACACTGTACCTGATTTAAAGTCTTAATAAACAAATTCCCCATATGATCAGTGTCAGTAAACGTAGTAGAATCAGTAATTGCAAGGTTTGAATTGTTAAACAAACGAATCATAGGCATAGGGTTCAAGTACGGAATGTGAATATCAAGAGGTTGATTATCCTTTACATTCAATGTTTGTGAACCCGTAACAGTAGACAAATACTTAAGGAAATTTGGTCGCGCAGCAGCAGTGCCAGAATACGCAGCTGTAACCGGGTTTAAATCTGCAAATGGTACGTAAGTAGCTTGAAGTCTTCCATAATGAAATGGAGTTCCAGAAATAGCAATTCTCACCTTCAAATCCGCACGAATAAAAGCATAATTTCTCAACTTTGCTCTCACAGTGGGATTGGAAAAATAAGTTTGCCAAACTGGAATATCCACATCAAAATCAGTAGAATTAGGAACAACAGTAGCGAGCAACTGAATTGGACGTGACAAAAACTTGTTTAAGTCCAAATTCTCATCGCTCAAAACCTCCGTTCCAAGACCCATAGCGTAACGCGACATACTAGCAGTTTCACCAGACACATCAGTAACGTTTCCAAATGTCTCAATAACTTCACTGGAGATAGGACCATCATCCAGTTCTCCAGATTCAGATTTCATATCATCAAAAGCAAAGCGATGGATTGCATACTCATATCGCTTCTTAGTAGCTTTTAATTGCTCCAAGTGAACAATTTTCGGTGATTTTTCGTTAACATGAGATCTAAATTTTGAGTTAGTAAAATAATTCTGTGATCTTCGAAGAACACCAACGGGAATAGAAAGTTCGGGGGTCATATCAGGACCTAAAGTCGCGATTTCGTCGTTGATGTCTTTAATTAGTAGGAGTAGATTTTTAGTATTGGAATTAGCAGGCCATTGATAAAACTGCACCTCAGCCTAAAGGTACAGAGTTTTCCTCTATTGTAAGCCCTTTTATGAACGCCGGCTCAGCCTCGGCGTTGTTAGTGTAATTCTGCAGGAGTGTTCTGGGAGGAGTAAGAACACTCTTGCATTGAATCATCACCCTGTTCAAAGACACCATTCTTGATGTCCTTGATAATGTTTCTAAATGTTGGCAGTCTTTCCAACGAAACATTTTTGGGAATTTTCAAATGCTGTTCAAGAATCTCAACAAGTGAAACTCTCATAGCATCATATTGCTCAGATGTTGAATGAAGTGAAAGTTCACGCAGTGCAGATGAAGAAGTGGATAATAATTGTTCAGCTTCAGAAACATACGAAGATGGGAGCGTCCATTGCAAAGATTTCAAAATTGAATTCTTATCGAGAGGAGCTACGACCATTTCGAAATTGTCTGAGTAAACAAAGTGTCGCTTCAAAAATGTCATCTCAGATGCAGGAACGAAATCTTCCATGTCAAGTGATTTACTGGCAGAAGTATACTCCATACCATAAAAGTCTTTAACACACTTGGCATAAACGTTGTTATTCCAAACATCTCTCATTTCAGGTTTGACAGAATTTAGCAAATCGTCACCATAGGTAGCAGGATTGTTAAAGTCAAAGAACGGCTTAGTAAAACCAAAAAGTTTATACCAACTGTACATCAACAAAATCAATCCTTTAATACCATTGTCTTCAGCAGTCGCATACTTGCCTGAGGGCTGATAACCAGGTGCACAAAATAAATCCAAATTCATATTGACAAATGGAAACAAAGTGTCAGAAAGAACACCGCGTACATAACACAAAGCTTCGGAATTGTATCCCATCTCCTTACAGACATTAAATATCACGGAAGTTGCTGCCCAACTAATGTCGAACGGCATACTCTGGTCATAATTGCCATAGTCGCCCTCCATAATACAGTCTGAAAAGGAAGTCAATTCTTTATACAGGGAGTCTGCATCAGTAAACATGTTTATTCCAACACATGTGGAAAATAGTCTACTGTGCTCCACCATAGAAGTATAAAAAGGAGACAGAAACATTCTGTTGAGTATCAAACTGACCAAATCTGATCCATAAAATACTCTTGTTTTCCCTTGTGCAACTTTTTCAATAGAGCGAGGCTCATCTTTCAAATGTGCATCAAAAACAAAACAATTTTTGTTTCCTTTCCTGTAATTGACCATAGCCTTCACTAGCAAGCTCTTTAACTCAGAGGTAGGTAAACGCGTTTCAGTATCACCCACTTTAAGAAGGTGATCACGTTTCTTTCCCTTAAGTCCAAAGCCAGCTGAAGTTGAGACATTTATTCTGCGAAGAAAAGGATCATCAAGATACCCATTAATAGCTGAGTCCAACGTAATCGGTGACCACTTGGTATGTCCTTTCTCTCTCAAGCCAGATACAAACTTTGTAGTCAACTCAACAATAATGTGACCAAGAATCTCTCGGTCCAACGATTTTTTCTGAACACCCAACTTCTTAAGAGCAATGTTCCACGGCGAGATATACAATCCCTGCGAATTGATGTGAGGCTTCATAACAGGAGGAGCAAAATGTTGCTGCGAAGAAAAATCATAAATCAGTTTGAAAGTCTTTTCTATGTCCTCTTTAAAAGGAGTGGGGACAAGATTCGATTTTCGATTGATCAAAACATTTCCTTCTAATTTTCCTGCATAAATGACTCCACCAACATCTTCATATCGAAATGGGGACTTGTGTGAAGGATCTTCAAGATCCAACATTAGCACACCATTCTCAGAGAGTATTGGCATAAAAGAATCACTTCTTAGAAGCTCATCAATCATTGATTGAAGAACAGTAGTACTCAAAGGATATGCATAAGAAACAGGAGTAGTTTTGCTACCGGCAACATGAATGCCAGCAACACAATAACCCTTACCTAGTTTCACAGCAATAGGAGCACCACACAATCCTTCAAAATGGGAGACATTGTCATATTTCAATATCCGTGAATATCCTATAGTCCCGAGCGTTGAGTTATGAACACCAACATTAACAAGATTAGACATTAATGATTGAGCACCGTCTAGAGTATAGACCATACTTAAATCAGAAAAATTTCCATCAGTAGAAATGTGTGGCATTATATCACTAAAAACGCAGGACGACAAAGAAATCATTGCTAGATCGTCAGGACGAAAGACAACATTCAAAGCAGAGATTTTTGTAGTAAAATATTTGTCCATAACTGAAATTCCACCTGTATTAGAAACCTGTATCTCATAAACATCACTCAAAGGAGAAATGCAATGTGCAGGTATGACGGCAAAATTTGCATTGATACCAAATATGTGGGCTTGTGTGTGATTACCTGAATGGCGTAACACACGAACTCTTCGGCATCGTGAACGCATATTCTTCAACAAAGACTGGAATTCATTCTGAGTCTGGATTTTTGCATTATAGGAAGTATCAACAACATTGTTGATCCAAGTTACGCCTTTAGCAGGTTTAACCCGCTTCAGACCATACATGGCATCAATTTGTTCTTCAACTCCATTGATATGAATTTCCTCAGCATCACTCTTTTCAAAAGTGGTCGTGGCCTCGCTCATCATCGCCATGCGACGAAAACTTCCCACAACGGTTTTGAAAATAATATATATAACACCAACAACTGCTAAAGTAGCAGCCGAAGATGAAAGCCAAGGATTATCAATATTCCACATGCCAAGACGATATGCAGCAAGCTGAAAATGACGTAAGGCATTCTTGAAATGTGCAGAAATCATCTTCTTGGAAGATCTAAACGATCGAGAAACTTTATCGACAGCAGCGTGCCTGACAGTTTGTAATACAACATCACTGCCAGTACACCAAGCCAACAAACCCGATACGTCAACACCTAACCAATCACAAACAACAGCGAAAAACAGAAGGAACAAAGAAACGAAACCTTTGAAAAGATTTGTAAGAGCAGCTAGAAAATCAATATAATACAAAGTCATATTGCCAAACCACTTATTGGTGGTCAAAACAATTGGACGAATACCAGCTGCTTCTTGAAAACCTTCTAATTGCATATCTTCCTTCTCATCTTGAACAGGACCAGACAAACTATATTGCAATCTATCACGCAACAATTCAACCATGTCTGTTTCGTGTGTCAAGTGTTCCTTGTAATATTCCACTATCCAATCATGCAATGTATAAATGCTTGCATTATCGAGAATAATTTCAGTCTCGGAATATCTACTATCTTTGGCCCATTTGCGAACAACGCGAAAGTTCCAAACATCAATGAAGTCATCAGCTGCTCTTGCTTTTCTAGAATCCATCTGATTAGACTCGCCTTTCCTGAACTCCTTTTTCACTTCCATTTCAATAAATATGAAACGTCGGCGATAAGCTGCAGGATTATTGACAATCTTATCCAGATTCAAGCCAGGAACATTCGTATCAGCAATGACTATCTCAGGACGAGCAAAAATTTTACCTTTATCTTCAAATGCAGTGTCACACGGAAAAGCTTGCCCATCAATCAGAGAAGTCAATTCCATGATTTGAGTATCTCCCATATGTGAAGCAATGTTAGAATGTAAGCTCCCAACCTCAGTGTATTTAATGAAAGGATGTGATGCAGGATCATAACCTGACCAGTACTGAGAAGTGTTAATACGGGTATAGACAAGACCTTCATGATAGTTTCGTTGAGTGACTTCACAAATTGATTTCAGTATAACATCAATAACTAGCGACTTTCCAACCCCTGGATCAGAATGTAGAATGATCCCTAAAGGTTGTGGTCGCTTTGTTCGTGACGCATATGCTGAAAAATTCATAGTATAGCAAACTTTGAGCTTGGACAAATTCTCCTCTATCTGTCTCCCTTCCACAGAAGTGGCTTTGTAGGAAGATTTAAGAGCAGTTAAAGTGTCCATGCAAGATTTTGCATCTGTTAGCCATTGACCAGCATGCATTTTACCAACTACAGGAAGTCCATCATAGAGCAAATCCTTATGAAGAATGAGTGAATAAGCACAAGCTAGAGACTCACGCATAGGATCAGAAGAAATAAGAGCCTGTGATAATGGAACTCCTTTATATACAAGTTCACCAAACTTAACAATCTTAATCAATGCTTCAAGACAATAATCAAGAATGTCAAGAATAGTTCCCTTGATAGGAGGACCAATGACTTTATAGATATTCTGTGCATGTTCCTTTGGAAGAAACTTCAATGAAACAATAGAAACAAAAAGTGTTCGCAGGCCATGTGCTAAATCGGAGTTAAACACCAAGTTGAAAAGACCTTTTTGTTTGCGAAGATCATCAGACAATGATTCACTAATAATATCATGAGCCGCTTTGTCTTTGCCAGACAATATATGTCTAACACCACGCAACAACATTGATGCAATAGAAGCCATCATGACATTAGAAAGAAAACCCTGCGATGAATACATGTTTAAAACGTGATAAACAGCAGTGTAACAATCAAGATAGGTATCAGCAACAAAAATGCTTCGCAAACACAACGCACAGTCATGAATTATAGCAATTATGTCCTCAACCTCATCAAGATCGATTCCAAATGACAGAAGCTTTTCATCAAGCATGTTTCGCAAAACTCTTGGTATCCAATCAAAGAACTCAGTATTCACATGATCCTTGATCCATTCGCGCGTCTTTCGTGAGAAAGGTGTAGAAGGTTCACTCTCTTTACTCTCTCGCTCCAATTGAGCAAGAAAGTCAAGAGAAGAAGGT